TCCAGAGACACTAAGATGTTTGGTAAACCTGGTGAAATTTTGTGTGCGCTTGCTGCCACCTCGGTTGCAGCGTATTATTTTTGGCGCAGCAGGAATGTTGGCTGGAGGCAAGTTATTGATGTGGTTGCAAGGGGCAAATTGGACAACCCTGAAATCATGGTTGATTCACGTTCTATCGAGGAATTACTCAAGCGAAGATCTGAGAGCTTCCTTGAGAAACGTGACTTTTGCTTCAACTGCAGCTGCCTCGACCTCTGGTACGAAGAGGACATCCTCACATTCACATCCTGTTGCGGCAAGAATTCGTACTGAAATGAACTGGGCTATCGATGACATCATTTCAAGTGTTGATCGCCGCTGTTACAGTGTGTCCATGTCAGCAGCGGATGAACGTGCCGGGCACGCTGGAAATCGAATGTTTTACACTGCAAAGGACTTGGCTTACCCCTATCGCAATGACCCTCTAAAAGTGGACGATGTCATCAAAATGTCTGACACAGGATACTATGTTGACTTACCCACCTATTTAGACGGTCATCCGGTATTGTTGTACGAACACGTACCATACCGGGCTGGCGGCAAATGTGCAGATGGCCGCTACCGCATTGGCAGTGCGGGTGAATTGCGACAGGAGATGATTGGTGGTGCGAAATATGAACATGCAATGTGGGACTTCGAGCATGACAATGTGTATGTCAGGCGCTGGTACGGAGCGTACGAGTACCTGATAGAAAAATTGTCACACCCAGATTTTCCGCAATATCGCATCATCGGGCTGTTCCCAAGGCGCTTTATCTTTAACCCTGTAGCATGGTTGATCTCTGGGCCCACACTCCAGAGGCGCAATGCTGTGCAGGGAGACTGGGTCGTAACTCGATTCTTGAGGGCGGATGATGGCGGCGCAGGGCAAGAATATGTATCAATAGCTCCTGTTGATTCAACTGTGGAAACTTTCCTACCTGTTGAAGTATTAACAAATCTCTTGATGGCTCATGATTCTGGCATAAAACTCGACTTTGGATCAGTTGAGTTGATGCTGGAAAGGCAGAGTGGTTTGCCGGAGTGGAAACTCTGGAAATCCGAGATGCCGAACCTAGCACATTGTGCTAGGTTAGTCACTCAGTTTGTTAACTCCAACCAAAGTTTAAAGAAGTTTGGAGATTTGACGTCTTTGAACGTCAAAACACATAGCTTCACACCCACAGCGTTGAAACAAGATCTTGTGGTATATAAGCCCACAATGAAATCCATTGTACCAGATGGACGTGAACCTTTGGTCAGTGGCTCATTGTGCCCCACTTCCGGCAAACCGAGTGAAAACGCAGCCGTAGAAGGGCGCATTCGTGATGTGGTCAATGGAAAAGAACCACCAAGAATTTACCGACATTATGTTGAAGAATTTGTGAAACTTCTGGTACCGGAGGCTAACAAATTGGTTCCCACTGATGTCGGTGAACTGGACGAACGAATGCCAAGGCCGACTCAGCGCGCTATCACGAAGCGGGCTCTTGACTGGTTGGATTGCCAAGCCAATGTTGTGAAAGCTTTTGTCAAAAGAGAAGCGTACCAAGCTGCAAATTATCCGAGGGTGATTAGCACAATGCCTGCTAGTCACAAGACTCGGTATGCTTGTTACATTTACTCTTTGACAGATGCTATAAAACAACAGAAGTTTTATGCGTTTGGCAAGACGCCCGGCATGTTGGAAATGGCCATTGGGCGCGTTCTATCCAGGGCAAAGTGGGCTTGTGCCACTGATTTTAGCAAATTCGATGGCACTGTCTCACCTTTCCTAAGGTGGTTTGAGCAGCGAGTCCTTACAAGGGCATTTGCCAGAAGATTCCATCCGGAAGTTTTGAAGTTGCACCGAATGCAAGTTTCAATGCCTTTGATCACCAGAAATGGTGTGAGGAACCAGCCGGGCAATCACCGAGGCTCAGGTTCGCCGGAAACAACTGCCATGAATACGTTAGAGAATGCTTTTGTGTCATTTTGTGCTTTTAGACTCATGGCGTACTCCCCGGAGGAATCGTTTGAAGCCTTAGGATTGTACGGTGGGGATGATGGGCTAAGTTGTGATGTCGACCCTAAGTGTTTACTTCGGGCCGCCACGGACTTGGGCCTTGAATTGAAACCAGTTTTGTGCAATCGAGGGGATAACATCCCATTCCTTGGAAGAATTTGGTATAATGCCTGGACGGGCGATACTGCTTCAACCTGTGACTTCGCACGACAGCTCACCAAACTCCACCTTACAACGACTACAGCTATGGGGTTCAAAGATGTACTCGTGGCTAAGGCTCTCGGTTTTTATCACAGTGATTGTGATACTCCTCTTGTGGGTGACTGGGCTCGTCAAGTTTTGCGACTCGCCGGTGTTAGTTCCGAATCTATCAAAGATAGAATGGCAGAGCTTACTGGAGAGGCTGCAGAGCTTGTCGGCTTCCATGTCCGCACGGGTGGTACTTTCAAACAACCGAACAGAGCCACAGCAACAAAAGCATGCTTGAGCTCGCTGCAGATCGCAGAAGACAAGTTCTCGGAAATCTATCACATGATTAAGTCCGCGAAAACCTTGGAGGACTTGTTCCCACGTAAGTGCCTGCTGGACTTGGCGAAGCCCGTCAAGATTCCAGTTATAGTGGATGGTGAGCTGAGGAACCCACCGAGAGTGGTTGCCCAGCCAAGTCGAGGCTGAGATAGATCAGCCTAGGGCCGTTACCTG